ACATCTTCTATCTCACCATTAATATAAGCAATAATATTTGTTTTAGAGTCATCCCACGTTCTACGAGCTTCTGGCTTGAAGGCAAGCATTGCAGGATTTATTACAGGCAAGAACTTATCCTCTACTTTCTTGCCAGAGTATTCTGTAACTGAATTGATTTTTGTGAAGTATTTCAGCGCATCTGCACCTACTAGAACTACCCAATCATACAACCCCGTGTCGATTGAAATATCACAGTCTTTCTTTAATACTTTCTTTATACTTGGATCAGAACACAACTGGTACTGATCAAATTCAAAGGCACCATCAAACTCTTTTGCAAAGTTTGTACGGCTTGGTTTAGTTTCTACTAATGCAACTTTAGGCATATAATTTACTCTCCAGTTTACGGATTTGAGTTTCTGTAAGTGCTCCAGGGTCTAAGTCTTTCAACTCAATATTCCGGACGCGAAAACCAATTTTTTCGCTCATCACTTTCACGTTTATTGCTGCTTTCTGTCCTGCTTCATCCCCATCAAAGAAGATAGTAATTCTACTTACTCCTTGCATACTCAGTATTGCAAGTTTGTCTTCATTAATATTGTTTGTACCAAAACAACATACAGCATTCTGTATTCCTTTGTCATGTAGATTGAGCATATCAAATATGCCTTCTACTAGGATAATATCTCCCTGACGAGGAGATACTTGTGGAAAAAGAGGCAAGCTCGCGCCAGGTGGAGTAAATAGATACTTTGGAGTATCTCCACCCGTATGTCTGCCTTGAAAAGCTACTATCTTTCCAGAAATATCTCTTATCGGAAAGTTTATTCGACTAGTGTAATCTTTTCCTGTGTGCTCAAAGGCTTCAAACTTTGCATATGTTTTTGGAGATATATTTCTCCAGTTACCAACATAAGGCATATAGTTTGTAGGAAAGGTTAGTCCAATACTTTCTGCTCGTTTTTCTTTTATTTTTTTAGTCACTATATCTCTCTTCACCTGTAAGCCGCCAAACTTTTCTCCATATAAAGAGAAAAGATTGCCCTTAAACTCACAGGCAAAGCAATTGAATCGACCATCAATCTGATCGACTCTCATACTTGGGTTTTTATCGTCATGCTCAGGATTCAGACAACGTACTACGAAGTCTTTTCCTTTTGGTATGTACGATATACCTCTTGATTGTAATAATTCTTCTACGTTCATTACCAAAATATCATCAATAATACTACTAACACTAGACAAGCTATCGTAAATACTGACTCAGGATCTTTTAGCACTTCTTTCAAAGTAAGAGCTTCATCCTCTCTAAATGTAATATCGTCGCTGCCTCTGATTTGATACTCAGAATTTAATAACTCCAACTGTTGTGACATTACCGCAGCAGCATCATCAACAGCAGAAGGCAAGTCTTCCTTAAAAAGCTCTAGTTGTTCCATTCTCTTTGTAATAAGTTTTGGCATACTAGTCTTCGTCGCCATCATAGTTTAGTTCGGTTAAAGACTTTTGCCGTCTCTTGAAATCTTTATCCAGAATATCATTTTGATGGTCAACTAACTCTCGATACTTTTCTTTATATTCGTTGTTGTCTATAGCGTCTCGATATTTTTTCTTATATAGAGCAACTTCGCTATTTAATAATGCTATTCGAGAGTACGCAGCTTGAAGCTGAGTCTGCAGAGCTTTTATAGCTTGATATGTTATACTACTTTCCAATGTGTTTTACATCCTCTTTAGAGATTACTTGATACGCACCTTTGTTATAAGGTACACTTACTGTATACTTGCTACTAATATCTTTCTTGTAGAGTTGACAGTTTGGATCTGTCCAAGGTAAAAATTCCCTAGACTTTGGCTGATTTTTCTGCTGCTCCCACCAGATAGGGCTGAACTGCTGGTGTTTTTGGGGATTGAGAGGTATGAAAGTCTTTTCAACTCTCTTGACTTTGTGAGTCTTTTTCTTTCTACCTGAATAGGTGTAATTTAGATTGCCTTGAATAAACATAAAATCCTCCGAAATGAGAACATATATTATACAAGGTTTGAGCAAAAATGTCAAGAAGTATTTTTAAGGAAGGGTGAAGGGAAGCCCGCGCTTCCCTTCTGTCGGGACTATCGGCTTACTTGCCCCACTTTACTCCACGGTATACACCATGAGCAGTTTTAGGGCTCGTCAAAGCGTCCTGCTGCTGTTTCGTCCATCGACGTCCTCGATAAACACCAGATTCCATTGCAGAATCTTTATTTTGGGCAGGATTCACCTTTGCGCCTCTATAGTACGTAGTCATAACATTTCTCCTAAAGGTCTGCGTTCCTTCGACAAGAATGTCTACTTCCGTCTTACAGAGTAAGATGAACGAAGAACAGAGGCAGAATTGCCCCTGTTTTTCATACGCGTATTATATCAAAGAGAGGTCAAAAAGTCAAGAATTATTTTTAAAAAGGTCAAGCACTTCGTAAAACCCAAGGTCTAACAGAAGTGCTCGTACCCAAACTAGATGATCCATTCTTCGCATAATATCATAGCGGTGGTGTCCATCTATTAGATTACCCTCTCTATCTATTACTAAAGGTTTGTACGCATTATTTAATATCTTAAAGTATCTTTCCATATATTTGCCATCATCAAAAGGCAGTCTATCTGTTTGTGTTGGGTATATACTTGTTTTTCGTATTTCAATGCGCTGGTAAGATATGTCACGTTTCTGTAAGATTTCTTCAGTAAGCTGTGGCATTTCATCCCTAAATATCATCTATGTCTTCTCCTGTCTTATGCTCTGACTCTTCTTTTTCTTTTGGAGTCATTGCAGTTTCTGGACCAATCTTCATGGTTTCCCAGTTAACTGTAGAAGTAAAAGAGCGCATAGCGGCTGATCGCATTTTAGTACAATTGAAGGTCATACATGCATCCTCTTGGTCATAAGTCTCAAGAGCATACGCTGCATCAGCAGCATCAAGTATACCTTTTGCAAAACGCGCTTCACCGCCAGCGTCAGTTTGATATGGCGTAACAACAGTACATTCATACTCCTGTGCCATACTCTTTAGTGCTTTACTCACTTCTATTTGTTCTGTCCAGTCGTACTGCCCCATGCGAGATGGGATAGCTGAACGCTTCACTTGGTTTATGTAGTCTACAAGAACTACTGCCACATCGAGAGCTTTCACTTTTTTGTCCATTTCTGCTTTGATCTTTGCAAGCGTCAAAGCTGGATCATAAATTACATCTACTTGTTGGGTCGGGAGAAGCCCACAGGTTGTTGTAAGTTTATGATGAAAATTCTCAAAGTTTCGGTGTTCCTTGTACTCTTCAAAAATTCCGTTACTGTTTTCAAAACGACTAGCAAACCAGCCAGTTACAAGTTCCCATTCTTGGACACTTAGATTTTTGGTTCTAAGTCTTGAGAATGGTATCCCCGTTGCGATTGAACAAACTCTTTGCAGAGTCTGGATAGAGTCCATTTCGATAGTAAAATACATCGCAGACCTACCACTTTCAAACACATTATGAGCAATGTTAGCACAAGTCAGAGATTTACCAGCACCTCGTCGACCACCAATCAACACAAGGTCTTTTGGAGAGAACCGAATCTCACGATCATAGTTCTCATTTAAGCCCAGAGCAAGATATCTGGAAATCTCTTCATCATCCTCAAATAGAGAGATACGTTGCATACTCTCCTGAGGCGGTTGCAAATCAACTTTCTTCTCAACATCGAGAACAATTTGATGCAGGTGGGTTACTGATTCTTCTGCGTTTTCAAAAGCTACAGAATTATCAATATAGGTTTCTAGTGAATCAAGTATCTCTTTTTGAGTGTACTCATTCTTGAGATACTCAAGAAGCATTGAAGCATCTGCCTCAACTTGTACTGTCTCAATAGCATAGAGCTTTTCAAGAGATTTTGAATCACGAATAGAAAACTTTAACTCTTCAAAGGTGGGAAGAGAGTGATACGTCGTAGTATGTTTGTCTATTATAGAAAATAAACTATGATACTCGGTCGGTAAATAATCTCGGCGTACAGAACTCCAGGTATCAAAATCCTGCAGAGCTATAACCTGCTTTATTAACGCACTTGC